CTACGTTAGTTTTGCTTGTAGTTTCGCATTCGGTGAACTTAAGCTTATGGAGGGATCCGCTAAAATCATCTCTCTTATCGCAAGAGACGAAAACCAGCATCTAGCCATCACTCAGAACATTCTGAATAAGTGGAGAGATGGTGATGATCCAGAGATGAAGCAGATCGCAAAGGAAGAAGAAGAGTGGGTTTATGCGATGTTTGATCGTGCAGTAAATGAAGAAAAGAAATGGGCAGACTATCTGTTCAAAGATGGAAGCATGATTGGATTGAACGATAAACTTCTTCAGCAGTACGTAGAATGGATTGCAAATAGAAGACTTAAAGCAATTGGGTTGAAACCCCAATATGATATTTCAGCAAACAATAATCCACTTCCTTGGACTCAGCACTGGATTTCCTCCAAAGGTCTCCAGGTTGCTCCCCAGGAAACGGAAGTAGAATCATACGTTGTTGGTGGAATTAAGCAGGATGTGGATAAGAACACATTCAGTGGTTTTAAACTGTAACAATGCAATAAAACTTTATAGATAGAGGAGGTCACACTCCTCTTTTTTTATGGTCGGACTTACGGATATTTACACACTTAAAGCACGATTAGATAAACTCAAGCATCAGATAGATAGGGAGCAACGTCCACAACACGAGAAAGACCTTGCCCATAAATATCTGAGCCAAGCGATTGATTATGTGAATGAGTTGCAGTTATACTAATCCGTGGTACTATAATGGAGAACCTTTTGAGTCTTCTGATATTCAAGATCATTTTGGTTTTGTTTATCTTATCGAGAATACTCTTAATGGTAAGAGATATATTGGTAGAAAATACTTTTTTTCTTTTAGAACTCCTAAAGGCAAAAAAAGAAAAGTAAAATCAGAATCTGATTGGAAAAACTATTATGGGTCTTGTCCAGAACTTAAAGAGGAAATTGACAAATTGGGCAGAGAAAATTTTAGTAGAACTATCTTATCATTACATAAAACAAAGGGCAAAACAAACTTTGAAGAGACAAGACAACTCTTCTACCACAACGTCCTCACGGAAAGCCTTGACAACGGGGAACCAGCCTTCTACAATAGCAACATCCTCAACAGGTACTTCCGAAAAGACTATTATGGAAACACAGATTGAACCAGTTCCTTATGTGAGGGACTGGTGTATTGATCGGATTCACTACCTTGCGGATCATGGTTGTATGGAAGATCAACTTAATGCTCTTGCGATTGCTTCGGAGTTTGATGAGTGGATTAACATTCCCGAAGGCACTCAAGAACTTGATTATCTTTGTTTGGAAGAAGAAGGATGGGGAGATCAAGAGATTGATATTCGGTAAACCAAACTATTGACAAATAATAAATATTAACTTATTATGTAAAAATCCCTGTTATGAGCAGGGTTTTTTATTATGAGATTTTGATTTTGATTTAGAGCCGTGGAAAGTGCCCTTTGAGAAAAGGGTGTACCCCCTTTCTATACGGATGTAGAGTTCAATTAAATTTAGTGCAAAACTTCTTTACTGTAGCCATGCCCATTTTGGCAGCGGTTACAACCAGCACGGCAACACTGCCATTCTCTAGTTATAAACTGCAAGGTCCCCCTCCCCCAGTGGAGACACAACCTTACTCAATTATTAAAGAGTTTGAACCAGAGACGACAGCAATCCGAGAGGTTGCACCAGCACCAAAGCCAAAAGAGTTAAGGCTAATTTGTAAAGGGTGTAATGAACATGAGAATGCTACCCTGGCATTTTTCCAGGATCGTGGTATTAAAGACAGAAACGCCCTTGCTACCATCATGGGTAATATTCGTCAGGAATCAACTTTTATTCCTAACATTTGTGAAGGTGGTAGCAGAACCTCATACTATAATTGTGGAAGAGGTTATGGTTTGATACAATTTACTTCTGCTTCTCGTTATTATGGACTGGGTGCTTTTGCTAAAAAAATAGGAGGTAATCCTTCTACTGCTGATACTCAACTTCGGTATATTACTACTGAACCACAATGGAAGAGTATTGAAAACAGAATGAGAGTTTCTGGAAAATCTATTGATAGGTATATGAATTATGCCTACGAATGGATTGGATGGGGACACCATGGAGCAAGAACACAATATGCTTATGACTATGCTAAACGATTGGTTCTTGCTGATGTCTAAATAACTTTACCTGACTTGCTGACACTTTTCAGGTGAGATTGGAGTGCTTCGGCACTCCTTTCTTGTATAAATAGTAATGTCAGCAAGTTAGAGTAGTATGAAACACTTTTATGTGTATTATTCCTATGAGGAATATGGAAGAGGTTATATTGGAAAAAGAGAATGTAAATGTCTTCCAGAAGAAGATGTAAGTTATTTTGGAAGTTTCAAAGATAAAACTTTCAATCCAACTCAAAAAATAATATTAGAAACTTTTGATAGTGTGGAGAAAGCCCTGGCAGCAGAATGTGCTCTCCACGACTTTTATGAGGTAGATAAAAATCCACATTTTGTTAATAGAGCAAAACAAACTTCTACTGGATTTTATTGTAATAAAGGTGCTGGTGAAGAAGCAAACAAGAAAAGAAGTGAGTTGATGAAAACAGAATACAATCCTATGAGTAATCCAAAACTCAAAGAGAAAGCAAGAAAAAACTTGATTAGAACTTTGAGTAATCCAGAAATGAGAAAACTAAAAAGTAGAGTTGGAAAGAAAGCACATAATCGTCCAGAAGTAGTTGAAAACCATAGACAGGCAGCAATCAAATCTCATCAAAATCCAGAAACAAAAAGAAAACATATTGAGGCAAAACTTGGTGAGAAAAATCCTTGTTATGGTAAAAAGTGGATTACAAATGGAAATGAAAACAAATACATAAATTCTATTGATGAAGTTCCAAGTGGTTTTTGGTATGGTAGAGTTGTTTGAGGACACTTGAAGAACTGGCATAGGGACACTTCAAATGCCACTGTGATGCCTTATAATACTCTCATACACACAGAAACCTGATGACTGACGAACAAATCCTACAACTTGCTGAAAATCATCTAACTTTTGAAAAGTGGGAGGACATTTGTTGGAAGGCAGATACTTTACAACTCTTGAAGTTTGCCCGAGAACTTTATGATGAGGGTTATACAAAAGGTTTCAAAGTAGGACACGATGCTGGTTGGGAACTAAATGATGAAGTATCACACAGAGGATTATGACTGACAAACAACCAACTTGGGATGGAATTTACAAATCTCTTGTAGAAGACAAAAATAGTGGGTTATCTTATAATGTAGGTATTGTAAATTATGATAATCTCACTGAACACTTGGACGAACTCTACACTAAAATTGCTGAACTTGAAGCACGACTGAAAAAACTAGAATGAGATACTACGATAGAACCTACGAGCACCAGTGTGACTTTGATGCTAAAAACAGAGCAGAAAAGGCATCGCAAGATTACTACAAAAAGTGGATAAATCTTCGTAAAGAAGTAAGAGAACTGGTAAGAACTCAAAACATTTCTATTACACCTGAATTTGCTAAACTGATTGGACTGAAATGACTAAACTCACAGCACTTGAACTTTATGTTATCATAGATACTCTGCTACACTCTTTACAGTTTGGTAAAAGTTGGACTGGTTCTGCTACACAAGAAGCACGGGATAATGTATTCAGAAAACTTCAAAGTATTATGGATGAAATGAATGTAGAACTATCTGTGGAGAAAACTGATGCCTAAAATGACTTATGAAGAATGGAGTGAAAAAAATCCAATTGATTGGGATGAGATTGAAAAAAATGATAATCCAGATATGTTGATTACTAAAACAGGTGTAGAAATGTGGCATCATCATCTATACTTGTGGGAATGTAAGAAAGAAGAGGAAACAAATGACTGACGAACAAATCCTTGAACTTGTAAAAGAACACTTTGAGGAAGATTGGGATGAGAATGATGGTTGGGAGTATTCTGGGAACTTTGATGCCTTTGTAAAGTTTGCCCGAGAACTTTATGATGAGGGATATACTAAAGGTTTCAAAGTAGGGCACGATGCTGGTTGGGAACTAAACGATGAAGTATCACGCAGAGGATTATGACTTTACTTGAAACACTTGAATACTTTCTCACAGAAACCGCAGCAGATATGGATGGTTTGTCTTGGGAAATCCGTGAGGAAACTAACTTTGAGGACAACAACATAGACCATTTGACTGAATGTTATG